CGCCGGAGTATGCTTCTTTTTCAGGTATGGAATAAAACGCGCCGATCTCTCCCCTTAAAAGGATGTTATCGAATGGAGGATAACGACGATGCACTGGCGCCGAAACAACCCGCTTGCCGTGCGACAAAAGCTTCTTGATTGTTTCCGGGTCTCGGTAAACCTGATCAGTATCGAGCATTAAAAGGTGAGTGCATCCCTCATAAAGCGCCTGCTCAACAAGATTATTCCTTACCGCGGATATATCCCTGGGGAACTCTCCGACCTGGAAAGTCGGAAGCAAAAGGGTATACGGGCCTGATTCAAGACTCAGAAAGCTCACCATGAATTGCAGGTAAACTTTGCTGTCAATCACCGGGAAACCGATACCGAGTTTGAACCCGATTCGTTCCCGCTTGCGGCGGCAGTAAGTTTGGAAGTCGTGTTTTTTATATTCTTTCGAATAAACGCGCCGGTAATCATCATCAACCGATGCCGTACCGGTTACGGGATGGTTATGAGTCAAAACCGCTTCGTCACAAAACACAAACCGGCCATGATCAATTGCAATGTCTGTTAATTCGTTATCACACCAGCAATGCTTGTAATCGGTTGAAAAAAACTCCCCATCTAAAAGTGGAAGCATCCGCTTGTCAGCAAGGAAATGCGCCGCATGTCTGGATTCTTGAGAGTTCAGACCTACAACTCCCCACCCGTCGTATACTTTATCCATAGCTTCAAGAGCGTTTTTTAACCAATCTTTTTCCGGTATTGTGTCGTCGGCGATAAAGCAAACAAGATCACCTTTTGACTTATCAACCAACCGCTTCAACATCTGCGGGCAACCGATTCTTTCCGTGTCTTCTTCGGCAAGTATTTCATAATCCAAACCGGCGCACGTTTCTTCAATGCGATTGAGAAGCGCCGGCATATTCTGAGGTCTGATATAGGGGATGCAAATTGATATCATTCTTGCACCTCCTTTATGGCAGTCAAAATGCCATGAGTATGGATTATTCCCCAGGTTTCATTCGTCATGAAGTCTTCTGATTTTCCGGTGAACTTTGCCTTGATACCGTAAAGTTTCCTATACTCGTCATCGGTATAGTAAAGCCACGAGGCGGCATTCCAAAATGAAACATGGTTCGGATCACTGAAAGCGCCCCTGCCATCTGTCGAAGGCGTCAAGTGCTCAAATGCCCCGTTTGGTTTCAAAACACGGTAGATGTCCTCGATTACTGCGATTACATATGACCTTGGAATGTGCTCTAAAAAATCCGTTGCAATAACGTAATCGACAGTGTTGTCTTCAAACGGCAGTCCCTTTTCGATATCGCACAAAAGATCCGGGTTGCACTCTTTCCTGTTGTCGATATTTATGAACCCGTCTCGCGGCCTGTATCCGCTTCCCAAATTTAATTTTAATTCTTTCATAGCTGCCCCGCTATTTCTCGATAAGAAGGTTATAAATTACTGTGAACTGCCTTACTCCGTTCTCTCCGTTCGAAAGCGATATAATCCTTTCCCGTTGCATATAGACGCTTGTGTATCCGGTAACAGTCAATGAACAGTTGTCGTAAAGCGCTATAAGGTTATTGAGGATTCCGGTTATTTCAACCTCGCTTGTAGAGTTTGAAATTATGGTAAAATGAACATCCGTTTCCTCGAAAGTATCAGAAAAATTCCAATCGTGTTCAGTAGATGGCAAGTCTAAAATGGCATAAGGAAAAGTCGGCAATGACGGCACGAACCGGCTATACATCCGCGAACCGATAGAGGTAGCGAATGCCGACCCTGTGAACTTGGAAAAAATGCCTGTCAGTATTTTATCAATCACTTATATTATTCCCGCCCGCCAGTGCTTGAACCATAAACTTTCTGAACATGCGCCTTACTTTTTTTACTGCCGGCCTGAGATATGGCTTGCCTTTAAAGTACGGTCCTTCTTTGCTGTTACCCTTCTTTCTTGTGTATTTGCCCCATAACGAATAATGCCCACCGAGTTCTATAAAGCTGGCATAATACCGATCGTAATTACCAGGACCCTGAGCGACCACCACAAGCCCGCCGTGTTTGAATTTGCTTTTCCTGATATCGATTTCATTCACAAGGTTTGCCTGATCAACCGATAAATTGACTCTTAGGTTCCTTTTTGCGTAATCGACCACAAGATCAGCGGCTTTTTCGGTTACTTCGTCAACCTGTCTTTCCGCAAGCGCAATGAGTTCGTCATCTTTCCAGTCGATCTTTATTCTCGAACCCCGGTAGCGCCTCATTGATCTTCCTTGCAAATTAGGTCTATTACCCTGTTTCGCTCGTTCTGGTTGATCACTGACAAGATGTTAAAAAGTCTTGTCCCGTACTTAACCCGCCATGTCGCCTTTACGTCCGGAAGATACCGAATCTGAATCTTATGGCTTATGGTTGAAGTCAGCGCGCTGTTCTGGATCATTTCCTTTCCTGTCACAGGCCATATGGCGCCTTTAACTGTGTACTCGTCTCCCCATGTCGAAGTGAAAGCACCCATACCGTCATCAACTTCTGTTTTGCTTTGCAGAACGATAGTTTTATTTAAAGCCCCTATCCTCACTTCACCACCATAGCCTGGAAGACTGCAAAAGTGCGTCAACCGTTTTGTTTTCAATTACCGTCTGACCTATCACCGGTTCACCGCGCATTTCCCACATATCCGCACACATCATTTTGATTGCTGCTTTAATTTTATGTGGCACCAAAGCTGCCGAAGTCCAACCGCACACGAAACGGATCGTAATCGGGTTTGACGGATACGCAGTGAAGGACGGCCATGAGCACCCGTAAGGCAAAACAATCCGGCCCTTTTCTTCTCCGTTCGTCTCAACGATGTATTGAGTCGTAACCGTCATTGTCGTTTCAGTGCCGGCAGAATCCTTGTATTTTACGCTCGTCACCGATTGAAGATTGCCAAGCGGCAATGTAATGAAATTTTCAGAAGGCCACTCATCAAGGTAGCATTCCCATGTTTGAGTCAAAAGAGCCCTGCTTGTCACATCCTCAACGCGCTCCCTTGCGGCAAAAGCCATGGCCTGCAAAAGATCGTTATCCGCGGTTGAAACATCCAGATCAAGTGTAACGTGATCCGCAACCTCGCTGATGCTGACAGGCTCAAGAGTTGGAGTTGTGATCAGCTTTCTTTTCATCCCTTTAATCTTCCACGAGCAAAAATACAGATCGCCCCGGCACCGGAAGCGTCAACCGTTAAGGACGTTGCAGCCGTAACAACCATACCATACGGGAAATCCCATTGAATGCTGGTATTTGCCGCCATTGCGATAGGACCGATCAGCGCAGTTGTAACAGCCCCGCCGGTCTCGCCGGCACCGATTGTAATGCTGATAGCGTTTGCGCCGTTATTGATTGTGAGGTGATCGACAACTATCGAAACACCAGTATCAGGAGCAGTTTTTAGTTCCTCGCACCCGGAAGCGTCCGCGCTCGTTGCGTTTATGATAAACCCGAAGTTCCCGGGAGTCGGAGTCGTAACCGCTATTGCCATTTTTATACTCCAGGTTTAAAGCCGGGTTTTACCCCGGCGTTTAGGTTTACAGTACAGCCGTCATGTAAGCGCCGTCACTCATGGGTGTGTACCAAACAGAGAATTTGACAGTTCCGCTCGTCGCGTTTGCAACTGCCGTTAAGATTCCGATCGTTCCCGTTCCGCCAGAAGTGCCCACAATCTGAGGGGTAGGGTTAATGTCGGAAATGGCCGGAGTAGCAGTCAAAACAGCGGCCGTAGCAACAGCCCCGCCAACCCACATAATGCGTTCGCCTACTGCCAATTGAGCGCAAGAACCAGAAGCCGCACACATGGGCTGAACAGCGATAACGGGAGAAGATGAGGTAAAGTTGTAAAGCAGCGTTGTGGCGTTGTTCCCAAGCACAACAGTTATTTCACCGAAAAGGGTATGGATTCTGACGCGCCCGTAGACGTTGAAAATCTCGATCTGGGTTCCGGCCATATAGGTGGCCGCCGCAAGGGCAGAAGTATCAACCCGGATTCCGTTTGTCAGATCACCGATTCGAGCGATTGTCGAAGGATTATAATTAGGCATTTTTTTTCCTTTCAGGAATGGACGGCCATCATTCCAGGCCGCCCTTTAGTTTTTGTTTGGAAAGTCTTTCAACCGTTTCGGAAAGCTTTTTTACCTTGACTTCAAGTTCGGCTATCTTCGCTGAGATAACAGAAACGGCAGCCCCGACGCTTTCAGATGATACCGATTGCGCTATTTGGTAAACCTGTTTGACTTCATCTCTCAGCATAAATCACCGCCTTAAATCGCAGTCGGGATCGCGTTCCCCTGGAAACGAGGTACACAGATTGCAACCGCATGAACAATTCCGGAGTCAGCAGTACCGTCAAGAGCGAGGGTGATCCACGGTTGACCAGCAGTTAAGGCCTTGCAGTCAATTTCGATGATCTGTGTACGGGTTGTAATGGTGGCGGTTGCCACGGCCACCGAAGTGCCAGATGCCCAATCCGAATAAACATCCGCACTTGCCGATCCTTGCGCCGCGCCGCCGTACCGGGAGGAAAAGGTTTCGGCAGTGGTTTGTGTCCCTGCGCTCGCCCCCGATTTAACGGTAAGAACCGCCGCACCCGCGCCACCGACAGCGCCATAAGTCAAAACGAACATGACATGGTGCAAACCCGCCGTGTTGATAGAGTCCGCAGTGAAACCCGCGTTGAAATCCGTAGAAGTCCCAAGGCCAATGACCTTAAATTGCTCGCTTAGATACATTTTCTATTCTCCTTTTAATCTATCCCCCCGGAGTTACCCGGGAGGATTTTGGTTTTAAAAATTATGCTCTGGTAGCCAGCGCCACAAAATGACTCTGGGTTGCGCTTCCCTTGTACGGAGTCAGAGCGCTTGAACGAACAGGTTGCCCGTCAACGCGCATGACAAACCGGAAAACGCTTTCATCGTAAATGAATCTGACATGGATGCTCATTGCCGATTCAATCCCGCCCTTTTCCGCGAGGATATACCCGTTGGTTAAATCCGCCAGGATGATATCACCGACAGTACCGAGCGCAGCGCATTGCTCGATCGGGAGTACGGGCCGGCCGAAAAGAGTACCATACGGAGAAGCGGAAAGACCACCGGCAGGAAGATAAACAGGGACGCCGCCAGTACCGACAGCGATTGACATGGTAAAAAGCTGAGGCTCAATGGCCTGATTGATCAACCATACCGCGTTCTGCCGACTCTGCGGGAAGATGCGCGAGTACATGTTGATCACATTTTCAGCCATGACAGTGCTGGCAAGTTGGCCGGATTCCTTCGTAACGGATACCAGGGATCCAGAGTTCAAAATACCCAAAGGCTGCCCGGAACCGGTACCGTTAACGATGGCATCATCCAGCATGAACCCGAACTCGGAAACAAACCCTTCTCGGATAATGCTTTCAAGCGCCATCGCATCATCAAGCAGTTCGTCGGTAGCGTAGCAAAGGCCAACCATCTTTTTGAGGTTCAATTCAATCCTGCGGAACTTCGGCTTGCTGGCCGTTTTCTCTTCGGCCTCATCAGCCCAATACCCACGAATACCGCCCTGGCGCGAACCGGCAACCCGGCTGGTTTCGTCCATGCCGTTTATTTTGATACTGTTCGAGTTCCCGGAAATGGTCACTCGCCGGCAGCGGGAAGCAAGAACCCCAGTCTGGAAAACATCTTTCAGAATTTCAGAAGCAAAATCCTGCTGTACGAGAAAACCGCCATCGCTCGGAACAGTCTCGGAAAGACCGGTTGCCGCATTCAGCAAACGCGGATCAACCCGGCCCCCAGGGATACCGGCCCGCATGATCGCCGCCATCTGCTGACCGAAAGAATTGAACTTGTCTTTCGCGGCCCTGTCTTCAACGGTAATCGTCTGCCGTTGCGGGCGGGGCATGGTCAGGGCTTGAGGAATTTCAGAAAGCTTGTTGGAAATGGCCTCTTCCTGCTCAAGGCTTTTGATGATTCGCTCGTAATCAGCGATAGTCCCGAAAATCTTTTCCCGCAGGGTAACTTCCTCGTCTGTAAAATCCCGGCCCTCAGCGGAGCATACCGCCCCCATTTTCGTCGCCCTGTCAAAAAGGGCCTTGATTTCTTCCTTGTATTGGCTGACAGTTTTCATTCCTTATTTCCTTTCATATTTTTCGGTTTGGTTCAAAATCTCAACTGTTCTGTCCATTTTTATTCTTTGATCTTTCTTTATATCCGGTTCGGCAACATCCCGTTGCTTCAAACCGCTTGCGAGAATGCCCTTTGCAAGTGATTGACTGCATCCCACATCCCGTAAGGCCTGCTCTAAATCCCTCACCGAAGGCATTGCGTTTTGCCTTTGTTTTAGCGGTTCTGGTAGATTCGCAAAAATGGATAAGTCGAAAAGGACTGCTTTCGCTTCAGCCGGTTCTTCGCCTGAAATTACATCAATAAGCCCGTAATCTTTGGCCTCTTGAGCTGTGAACCACGTTTCGGCATCCATTTTTTCGAGGATCTCTTCCTTGCCCTTGCCAGACTTCGCCATGTAAATGCTGGCAATTGTCGTGTTCCTCACCTTGTCAAGCAAGTCGGCTTCTTCCCTCATGGCTTTTGAATCACCCATAACGATAGACCACGGATTATGGATCATCATAAATGTGTTATCAGCCATACGGACCTCATCACCGGCAAGCGCTATCGTTGAAGCAATGGAAGCTGCAAGTCCGTCAATATGGGTGATCGTTTTTGCCTTGTGCTGCTTGATGGCGTTATAAATGGCCGTCCCGTCAAAAACGGACCCACCGGGAGAATTAATCCTGATATTTATTGTCGCTGCCTTGCTGGCATTCAGGTCTTTGACAAACTGATCCGCAGAAATCCCCCAGTAAGAAATCTCATCGTAAAGATAAAATGTGGCCTCATCCGCTTTGTTCTCAACCAGATATTGCCCCTGCTTCTTATTCTGGAATGGACTTCTGTTCAGTATTCGCATTTTTAGTTTCCTTTAAAAGAACTTCTTTCAGAATTGATACAGGCGCCATGTTTGACATTACGTAATACTCGTCACCGCCCTCTATAGGGTCCAAATCTTCCTTGCTACGGATATCGTTCGGACTCATGGCGCCGACCGAAAACATGGCCTTATAAAACTCACCACGGCCTTTAGCGTCACCGCGGAGAAGGCCTTCAACAATGTGTTTGAAATAAAGCCCGTCCCGCTTTTCCCTGGCGGTAAGCAGTTGCATATTGAATGCTTGCTCGGTTCTGATCAGCCACGGCAGAATTGAATCTGTGACGAACGAAATCTGTTCAGATTCGATATTGTTGAAGCTTGAACGGCTTAAATCTTTCAGTTTGTGAGGAGGTAAATTGAACCATCTCGCTATTTCCGGGATCTGGAATTGCCTTGATTCAAGGAATTGGCTGTCTTCAGGCGGTACGCCAACCGATTCCATTTTCATGCCTTCTTCGAGCAAAAGGAGTTTATGCGACTTCCCGAGTCCGCTATAAGTTGCAGTCAAGTCGGCTTTGAGGTTATTATGCGCCACGTCCGAAAGCTTATTAGGATGCGAAACAATCACCCCAGGATGCGTTCCATTCCCGAAATAGTTGCTTCCAAACGTCTCCATAGCCATAGCTAAACCTATGCTTTTCCTGGCCATAGCCACCGGAGAATATCCTTGAAACCCATCGAACCCTAAACCGGAAACGTGAAGCACTCTATCAGAAGATAAAACTATCTGTTCGCCGGCAACATTCACGACATAGACAAGCCCGTTTTCTCCCCAATCAACCCGCACCCGGTTAGGAGTGATCGGCCAAAGCTCTACGACTTTACCTATACCGTTTCGGACTATTTCAGCGTAGCCATTCCCCCAGGTAAGCACATGCGACTGAAGCGTTTCCCGGAATGCCATTGCTGACATATAAGGGTTTGCCTCATCGTGCATAATACGGTAAAGCGGGTTGCTGCTTACCGTCTCTTTTGTTTTGCCAGTGGATTTATAGAGGTGAAGAGGAAGGGTTGATACGGTCCCTGAAATAAGAGAAACGGCATTCCATATTGCTGAATACGTTAACGCGGTTTCTTCTGTTACAACCTCGCCAGAAGTCGAAACAGAACCGGCAAGCCGCCACAATGAAGGATTCCATGCTTTTTCGTCCGTAACACTAAGGCCGAAAATTCTTGAAATAAAATTCCTGAGCTTGCCCAATAGAATACCGCCTCATATAGTTATATGAGGATAGCAGTACTCTATTTACGGGATATAAACTAAGACAAGAGTTAATAAATGTGACTGTTATTCAAAGATAGGTTTTTGGATCGCAAGCATAGCAGATTTTGGGATTCGTAGAACTCCACCGATTTTAACAGCCTGAAGCTCCCCAATCTCAACCCAAAGGTAAATTGTCTTTTTACTGACATCAAAATATGCTGCCGCTTCATCTGGCCTGAACAAATCTTTATCAATCAGTTTTTTCAAAGCGCTATAACCCCCCTCGTCTCATAGATTGAAGAGCTTCTTCTCGCTTCAGGGTTCATCCCCATCAGCGCAACAGCCGCCAGCATAGCAATCACCGGATCTATTTTACCGGTACCGCTGGCCTGCTTTGTGATAACTACGGCGTTTCCTTTCGGTTCAACCTTTGCATTCCCGACACACCAAGCCATGAGCGGTTGATTACAGTGAACCAAATGCCCCTCAGCAAGCCGTCTTTCAGCAGATTTAATAGCCCCGTTCATCCTCCACCCCTGCGGAATCCCGACAACTCTATCATGGTCTATTCCCAGGGCAACGATGGCATCAACAATATCCCCTATTCCAGCCGGATCAACGCCTATCCTATCAAGCAATCCAGAATCCTCGCATTGCTTGATTATTTCGCAAAACTGCTCTATGTCCTGGCCGATCTCGTCAACAATGATCAGATCGCCGTCTTTTTGGAAATCTCGATACCTTGACACCTCGGATTTCCTACGATCGAGCGCTATCGGGTGCACCCACGCCCGGACCCACGCCATCCATCGCCTGCTATCCTCTGAATCCCGGCCAAGGACACACAACCCCAAAAGGTCGTCAAGGCCCCCACCGTCGCCGCCAATCGTAACGACATCAGATCGTTTTAAAATTTCATCAAGCGTTAACTCGGAGGATCCTTGCTGTTCCCAAAACTCAGCCCCAGCCCACCGTCCGGACCCAAGCGCAAGCCCGATTTCTACGTTCAAATGCTTCGCGGCAAACCCGCACATTGAATCGGCGCCGTCGTGCTCAGCTTTTTTAAATTCCCTGACCAGCGTCTCCTCGTCAACAGATGCCCCAAGATTCGGATTCGTTATGTAAAAGTTTTTCGGGTCGAAATATGTTTTTTCTTCAACTATTTTTTTTGGGTATTCATATAGGATCGGTAAAAAGCAGTTGTCTTCGATCTTGCCGTCCCGAACATCCCTCGCGTAATCCAATTTCTTTTTGAATATCCCAGCCGGAGGTTTATCGGATTGCGTTGTGAGGTAGATCACAAATCCT